AAGACTAGGGAAATAAACAATGATTTCTTACTTAAACATTTAATAAACTTAAATGACCCAGGACTCTCAAGTGAACCTGATACTACTATTAATGATGTAGGGTTATCAGCAGAACAACAGAGTAAGTATCAACTATACATGGGTACTAAAAAGCTGAGTAATCTCACCTTAAGTGAAGCACTTCTTAAAGTTATTCAATCTAAAGGTTACCAACAACTCTTGAGTAATACTGCAAAAGCAAAAGAACTTAAGAAAATTAAACGTAAGTTTAGAATACACGCAGAGAATGAACTCATGAGAGAGTATCCTGCATTAGGTAGAGATATAAATAAAGCGAGACTTAACGCTAAATACAAACGTCAACTAGGAATTGAACTTATAAGATAACCAATGGCACTTACATCCACAACTAAAGCATATAGTACTATTACATTTTCTAGTGGTGTATCTACTAACCTATCTTATGATGTAGGTAGTATAGATTATAATCCTGATATTGGAGACTCTTTAGAAGTATATGCTGATGATACTGAATTAACCTCAGGGTTTGCTATTAATACCACGAGTAAAAAGATTGAGTTAAACGAGATTACATCTAATGCTCCTACTAATATTATCATTAAGAGGATTGCTAATAAAACTAGTAGACAGATTGACTTTCAGAATGCCTCAGTATTAACAGAAGCAGACTTAGATAATAGTGCACTACAGACCTTTCATGTAGCTCAAGAAGCTATTGATAAAGCAGATGATGCACTACCTTTGAATACCGCAGGTACCGAATGGGATGCTAGTATTAGTAGTAACGCAGGTAAGATTACTAACGTAGGCACTCCTAGTGCTGGTACTGATGCAGCTAATAAATCTTATGTAGACCAGAGCACTGATGTACCTACAGTAGCATCACAAATTAGTCCTACTAATAACATTCAAACTGTAGCATCACAGATTTCTCCTACTAATAACATTAGTGCTGTTGCAGGTAAAGCTACTGAAATAGGTAGGTTAGGTACTGCCGATGCAGTAGCAGATATGGCATTACTAGGAACTCAAGATGTAGTAGATGATTTAGCTTTGTTGGCTCATCAGAGTGTTAAAGATGACATGGCTTTGTTAGCTGATGCTGGAGTAATTGAGGATATGGGTCACTTAGGTACAAATGTTAATGTAACTGCTATGGGACATTTAGGCACAGGTACTAATGTAACTAACATGGCTACAGTAGCTGGACAGATAACTCCAACTAATAACATTCAAACTGTAGCTACTAATATTAACAATGGAACTTTAGGGACAATTGTAACCAATGCAGAATCAAACGCCATTGAGATGGCAATAGCTTTAGGATAATAAAACATGGCAAGTACATTTAAAAACAAGTGGGCTGAAAACATAGCTCACGATGCAGTAACAGAAGTTTACGAAGCAGGAACATCTACTACGTCTATTTTAATTGGATTAACACTAACTAATAACAGTTCAAGTGATATTACTGCAACAGTAACACTATACGATGCTGTAACAGGAGCAACATCACCAAATGACACTAACGACATAGTGTTCCTTAACGCAGTTAGTATACCCAAAAATACAGCATTAGAAATAATGCGTGGTAATAAAATAGTTTTAGAAACTGGTGATAAAATTAAAGTACAAGCAAGTGCTGCTAGTAGTCTTAATGTATTTGCTACATTACTGGAGCTTACCTAATGAGTGGAACTTATACTTATGGTCTCATAGGACTAACAGAAGAAAATGTAGGTATAGATCGTAGGTTTTACACTGGGTTAACCAATGCAGCCAACAACCCACCTACATTAGCAGTAAGTTACAATGCTGGTAGAGTTGATGTATTTCTTAATGGTATTAAGTTAGTTGGAGATCATAGTGGCAATAGTAACTACGATTACACTATGGATTCTAAAACTGGACAAGGATCTACAGTTACATTAACAACTGGAGTTGCATTTGTTGCTTCAGATGTTGTTGAGTGTGTTGGTTATGTTTCAAATTCTTCTAATACAATAACAAGCTACAATCCTACTCCTACAAGTGGAGATGGAGGATTTAATGAATTTAGGAACATCACTCAGGCTACATCTAGTTTAGTAAATGTCTTTTTAAATGGAGTATTACTGGATGACTCTGATTACACATTAGATCCATCAACTAATGGTGGTACTGTAACCATTGGTGGAGCTACTTTAACAGCAAGTGATGTTGTTGTAATACAAGTTATAGGTGCATTAGACAATAGTAACTTTGTCCCTGCTGGTGGTGGGACTTTTACTGGAAACATCACAATTCCTACTGGCACTGCATCTGGCCATGCAGTCACAAAAGCTCAATTAGATGCAAGTGGAGTTTCAGGAATTACATCTAGTGCTGATGGTACTGCCATTTCTATTGATTCCTCTGAAGTTGTAACAGTAGAAAACAAAATTAAAGTTGATGATATTGAAGAAAAAACATCAGCACATGGTGTCGAGATTGATGGTGTTACGTTAAAAGACAGCGAAATAACTGCTAACAGTATACGTCCGGTAGGTGGTCAGAATGTGGTTTTAAAGCAAGACGGAGGTAATACAGCACTGACTATTGATGCTAATGGAAACGTGGAAGTTGTTAACCATATTGAACAGTCAGATGGTAAATATGTTCAGACCGATGAAATTCGTGCAAGGGATGGTGATGGTTTAAAACTAAGAGATTCAGGTGGAACCGATGGTATTTTTATCGAAAATGGTGGGTTTGTTGGAATCGGAACTGATAACCCAAACAATCAACTAGGTGTCGAAGGTAATTCAAATTATTTATTGAATTTGAAACAGACTGGTTCTGTTATTCACATGCTTGCATTGCGTGGACCAAGTTCAGCATCAATTGATTTTGCATGTGATGGTGCAAATAACAAAGTTAAAATGATCAGTCTAGGAAGTGGTCATGCAATTGAATTTGTCACTGAAGATTCAACCACAAAATTGACGATTGCCTCTAATGGAAGTATAGGAGCACCGTCAGGAACCAATATTTATAACGCTTCAGATTTACGCTTAAAGAAAAATATTAATAATTTAACAGGTAGTCTTGAAAAAATTAACCAAATGCAGGGCGTTAGTTTTGAGTGGATTGATGGATTTTGTCCTGAAGAAACAGGGAAAATTCATTATGGACTGATTGCTCAAGATTTAACCAAAATTGATTCAAATTTGATTTCTGAATTTGGACAGCCAATTGAAGCGAGGGATGCCGTTCTTGACGACAAAGGAAATATTATTAAAGAAGCAATTGAAGCATCGCCTAACAAAATTACTGCGGGAGATCAAGTAATTGAAAACCCTTTAAGGGTTGAAGAAAAGTTTATTATTCCGTTACTCATTGAAGCAGTAAAAACATTATCTGAAAAAGTGTCTGCACTGGAAAACGCATAATGCAACTAACAAAAGAAGAATGTGAAGAAAAAATTCAGGATTTGAACAACCAAATCCAGCGATTAATCGGCTACAAACAAGCACTTTTGGAAATGGAAGAAGAACTGGAAAAGGAGGAAAATGAGTAGGGCTAGAGATATGGCAAACCTTGGCGCACAAGCTGGGTCAGGGTTAGATGCTAGTGATATAACTACTGGTACTTTAGGTAACACAGTTCAGGATAACATTACTAGATTGGGGGCTGTTACTACTGGCACGTTCAACGGAACGATTGGGGGTACTGCAACCATTACAGATGGTGCAAATCCTCACGGATGGGAACACATTAAAACCATATCTTATAGTGCTGATACTGCAACCTCTTTTGATGGCACGACTGCGACAAAAATGAGCAACGTGGTTTCGTCAAAATATACTGCATATAAATTAATTATTCGTTGGGGGGCTGTTGTTGATGGAGCGCACATCTATTTTAGATATTTAGATGCAAGTAATGCCGCAATTGATGCGTCAACCTATTACTATGGTTATTACATGATGACTCACACAAATTCGCCAGGTAATGCGAATGGTGTTATTAGCGGAACAGGGGTTTCATACGCAATGATTGGGAACGATATAGCAGGTGGTTCAATAGGTTTTAATTGTGAAATGTTATTATACAATTGTTTTGCATCATCATCTGATTTTTCTCAAGTAGATGGACACACATTAACTGCCACCAGTGACAACCCTGCTCGTCCTCAAGCAATATATCGCCAAACTGGTTGGGATAATGGTGATTTTTATCAAGGGGGATTTGGACATATTAATGTAAATGATATTAATTATGTTTCGGGTTTTCTTCTCACTTATAATGGAGATGCTAGTGTTGAGAAAGATTCTTGGTGGAGTTGTTACGGATTAAAATTACCTACAGCAGATTAATATGGCTACTTTTACAATAAAAACAGGAAATGGTGATGCCGTTGTTTATACAGATGAAACAAAATTCAAGGAAATGAAACAACGATCTATACGGAATTCATTGCTTGCAGATTCAGATTTTATGATGGTTTCTGATAGGGGATTAACGGATGCAAAAAAAGCAGAATGGGTTACATACAGACAATCATTAAGAGATATGGATTTTAGCGACTTAGATAATTTAACTTGGCCCACTAAACCTGAGTAAACATGGCAACAACTAAAGCGACAACACTAGCACATACATTAGGTGGTATTTCGTCTGACATTAGTACGGCTGAGATCAATAGGCTTGATGGTGTTACTGGTGATTTACAGACACAATTAAATGCTAAAGCACCTACGGCATCACCTAATTTTACTGGAACAATAACAGCACCAAATGATTCTATAAGTGGAGATGCGGTATCTGGTGGAACTATAGGTGCTGGGACGTTTAACGGAACAGTGACCACATCAAATGATATTTCTGCCAATTCTAAAATAAAATTTGGTGGTGGTAATGCAAGCCGAATTTATAAAGAAGTAAATTCATCAATCGGTGAAACATTGTATGAAGGATACAAGTTTTTTTCTGGTGCTATGGCTGATTTAGAATCAGGAGATAACGTTGGACTTTTTGAATTAGTTTTTGACGGAGTTTATGGAAATGCGATTTGTGAACTTACCACTGTTGGAACTATTAATAACAATTCTCCTTCAGATCCCGATAGGCGGATTATACATATTGCTTGTAGTAGTTCAAATGTAACATTTGGGCATGTAACACAAGTTAATGGAGGCAGGATGAGGGTTGGAGCCACAACAACATCGGCTTCTACAAATGGAATTAGAATTATAGCTGACGCTCAATGGACAACTGGACTTGGTTATTACACAACTTTTATAAAGGCTTATGGTGGTGGTTACCATTCGGGGTCATACGGCATAACACTTACAGTTTTATAAAAATAAAATGGCAAACTTTATAAAAAATGATTTTTATGCTTTTGAAATAACAGATGGAGAATCAAGTCGTTTACCAACGATTAGATTAAAACGGAACATGAAATTGTTAATAACAGATTATTTATCTGGTGATCCTACATGGGATGCGTATAGGCAAAAATTACGTGATTTTCCTGATACTGTTTTATCTGACGGTAATGTTCCTGATTGGCCTGAACCGCCAGAAGATTTACCAGGTTTAAATTTAAGAAATTAGCTATACATAACATGAGTGGACATCATCCAAGTAACCCAGCGGATCAATACTATAACTATCCTACACAAGCAACAGAAGTTATGCCAGAAGTAAGCACATTATATCAAATGGTTATGGACTTAGGCATACCAGCCTGTGTCATCATAGCTGCATTTTGGTTTATTAGATACCAAAGTGAACTAGCGAAAGCGGAACGAGAGGAATTCTGGAAGAAAGATGAGGAGCACGATGCTCGACTCTTGGACATGATTGAAAAGTCGTCTGATGCTATCTTGCAGATTAAGTTAGCCCTAGATGCAAATACTAATGCAATGAAAGAGCTACTAAAGAAATAATGGAAGAAATACACGAGAAAAAAACAGTGAGAAATGGTGGAAAACAAAAGGATGACCCACATATCCAATTGATGAAACTTAGATTTTGGGCAAGGTTTCTTATTAGTCTTCTTGCCTTTGGTCTCTTTGGTTGGCTTGTGTTTACTATGGTTAATAAACCAGATGAACTAGCTCAATCGAGTAAAGACCTAATTAACTTAGCATTCGGTGCATTCTTACCGATCATCGGAATGTTAGGTAAACACTGGTTTGAAGTCAGTCATGACGAACCAGAACATAACCCTGAACCTAAACAACCCTTAGAAGAAGAAGCACAAAATGGTAGCATCGTTACTCCTTAATGTAATCCAATCCTTAGTCGTAGACCAAGCACAGTCATTAGCCAAAGAGCACGTATCCAAAGTAATGGAAGATAACCTCAGTGAGGATCAGCTTAAGCTAATTGATGCAGTAGTGGACGAAATGCCAGAGAACACATTTAAGTCAGTGAAAGAATTTCTCGGATGAAACTAAGTAAGAACTTCTCATTAAAGGAACTTACTAGGTCACAAACTGCTATTCGTCACGGAATAATTAACTTACCTAATCAAGAACAACTCGTGTGTCTCACGGCACTCACTACGGCAATACTCCAGCCGATCCGTGAGGTACACGGGCGAGTTGACATTAACTCTGGCCTGAGGGTCTTAGAGTTAAATAGAAAGATTGGAAGTGGCGATTCGTCACAACATGTCCTCGGAATGGCAGCAGACCTAGAATGTCCCTCAATAGATAACCTACAACTAAGTAAATGGATTGAGCAGAATCTTAAATTTGATCAACTTATCTTGGAGTTCTACGAGCAGGGAGAACCTACGAGTGGATGGATACATGTCTCCTATAACAACCAAGGAGAAAATCGTGGAAGAGTACTTACTGCTTCTAGGGTAGACGGAAAAACACAATACACAGAAGGTATACATGAGTAGAGGAACAGGAAGAATGTCTTCAGATGCTCCTATGACACGACCTGGATACATTTGGAACACTAGGACATATAGTTGGGATAAAGATCCTAACTACACAGGACCAGACCTTAAAGACCTTAAGGAAGGTTTTGGATTATCAAAAATAAAAAAGAAACCTAAAGAAGAAAAAGGAGTCCTTATGACTAATAAGGCTTCTCGAAACAATCTTAAGATTAGAAAAAAACAAGGTAAACGGAAATTTAGAGTAAAGAGTCCTTTTGTAGGAGGTATGGGAGGCTCAAGTAACATAGGACTATCTTGAAATATGAGTAACCTAAGTGACCTACATGATGCCTTAGCAAAAGAGCTACTCCAGAGAATCAAGAGTGGTGAAGCTAAAGCACCTGACCTCGCTGTGGCAGCCAAGTTCCTCAAGGACAATGAGATCACAGCGGTACCCACAAATAACAATGCGTTATCACAACTTCTAGACTCGATGCCCTTCCCTACTGAGGAAGACATTAAAGAAGCTAGAGTTGTTTGATTATATATACACAAATTCATACAATCCACGTATGCACACGTTTTTTGAGTAACCCATACAAACATACCAACCAGTGATAAAAACAGCGTTAAAGATAGGTTTAAGCATTCTCCCGAAGCGTTATAGGACTGCCGATTGGCTCCTAGTTACCACTCGGAAGAGAAAGAACAAGAAAACAGGGAAACCTGAGACTAAATCAAAAGTCGTAGGTGGTAGCGATTTAAAGAAGATGATGGAGCTTCAAGCCAAAGGAATCAATAAAAAAGGTGGAGGGAAGGTAACCGCTAAGGTTGTCAAGAACACCAAGAAGCTAGGTTCGAGAAAAGAATACGACACCTTATACGAGAAGGCTACTGGGAGAAACCCAGTGTCAGGTAAGGAAGCCCTGAGTGATAGTGAAATGATGAAGCAGGTAATTCGATGAGTGCACCAGTTGGACTCTCGAAAGCTGGAGGAGACTTTGCGGTAGGACGGAAGCAAGCTAAGGAGTTGAAGAAGAAGAAAAAGAAAAAGTCTAAACTTAACCTCAAGCAGAAGATCCTCAAGGCACTCAAGATTACCGCAAAGGGAGCAGGAGGTGCAGCAGCGATAGCAGGTGAACTAGCGGTACCTGATAAAGCAGGGGCACCTACGTTACCTCAAGGGTACCATTCGTGGTCACCGAGGAAGAAATCTCAATACGTAAACTCACTACGGA